TGATCCGGGACTCGTAAGGATACCCGGAATCGAAGAACGCGGTGATCGGGGATGGATCGGTGCGTGTGTTTGGTAGGTAGTCAGAGAACGACCACACCTGGCCGGAACCCGAGTTTGCCGACAGGACCTCTCCGCCCCACATGAGGATGGGTCCGTTGCTCGAGAACGAGGTGGGGATGAAGTCCGAGACGGACCAGTTGGTCCAGTAACCGATCCAAGCCTTGGCCAGCAGGTGGTAGACGAGGACGCAGTTGTTGGCGTTTGCGGAGCCGGTGAGGATTTCCTGATCGGATTCGGTGAGGATGGGGAGTTGATCCTCGGTGAGGAGATCCTCGAAATCGCTCAGTGGAACCGCGAGCAGGTAGCGGTTGTTCCAGGACACGGCATCGCAGAGATGCAGCTTGGATCTGTTGATCTTGGAAACGATGTCCTTGATGGGCGCGGAGATTGGCAGGCCAACGTCTGTCTGTGTGCCCGCTTGGATCTGGGCGAGCGAGCGGACGCCGTCGCGTGAGAGGAACAGGACATCGGCACCGACACCGACAATGGATCGGTGGGAGACACAACCGATGTTTCCCGAGACGAGTCCGATCTCCCAGTCTGCGGGGTCTTGGGAGGGATTGGCATCGACGTACCAGATGGAGCGTTCCTTGAGGACGAGGAGTCGGAATCCGAACCAAGAGAAGAGTCCGGTGATGGGATCGCCGTCACCACCGATGCGGACGCTGCCGGCTGGATCCCAAACATCTCCATCCAGAATGTCGGAGAAGTATAGCGTGTCTGGATATTTGGTCGTGTCTCCAGATGTGCAGAAAAGCCTCTGCGTGTGCGAAACCAAATACATCGGTTTCGGAGGCGGGTTCAGCGAAAAGAACGCCGTTGCGTGTGCGTGAGTTGGGCCTGATCCAGTGAACGTGATTGTTGGAGCGGATGTGTACCCGGTACCTGGTGAAAGGATGTTTACCGCTACAACAACTCCGTTTGAAACAACGCCTTCAAGCGACATTCCACTTCCACCACCACCAGTGACACTGATCGTGAGTGCTGCGGTTGATGGGATTTCCGTGTAACCGCTTCCTCCGAACACAACATCCACACGGCTTACTTTTGAAGCTGATACAGAAGCATTGGTGTTCGACGAATCGATATACTTCAGCGACCCAACGCCATCGGAGTAGTACAGCTTCTCGTTGAGCTGCGCGAAGTACACGTACTCCGCAGATGAACTGTACGAGGACCCGGTGATCGCACCGAACGAGGTCGTTGGGTTGCCAACGTAAAGCTGCCGGGTTGCTCCCGATGGGCTGTATCCAGCGATGACAATCCGCTCCGATGCAGCCGTGTCGAAGTAGAAACCGGAGATGATCTCGATGTCCGTTGGAAGGCTGCTTCCCCAGTAGGAGGTGATGGATTCCCAGTTGGTGACGATGCTCTCCCATGTGGCCGACAGGGAGTTGCCGATGATGGACTGGGCACCGTACCGGGTGACGAGATTGCCGAAGTCGTCGTAGTCCATGTTGACCGCATCCGAGAGGGATGTGGCCGGGATGCCGTCAGGTCGAGTGGCGGTGATGACGCCGGAAGGAAACCCGTTGCTTCCGTCCAGGACGATCTGGTCATCGAGAGACTCTGACGATTGGAATGGCATCAGACGATGTCGTTGAAGTCGTAGGAGTAATCCGAGTCAGGAATGATGCGACTGATCTGCTGTTGTTGGCCACGTTCCATGTCCTTCATGGTGGAGACGTGGGCGGTTCCTTCTGCGAACTTCGCTTGGGCCTTGGAGTACTGCCGGGAGTACTCAAGCAGGTCGCCTTCCACGTAGGCCATGAGTGCGTTGTCTGCGCCTCGCAGGTCGATGGATCGGTTGAGCGTGATGGCTGCGGTCTCTCCGAGTTGCCGAACGCAGGACTGCTTCTTCCCGAGGATGAACAGGGTTCCGTTGGTGTTGGGAGTTGGAACCAGCTTGATGCGTGGGATGCCGGACTGGCCGTAGGTGGTCGCGCCATCGGTCATGAGGCGCGATAGATTGACGAAGTTGTTGGGAGTGGACTTCCGGGAGTCCACGTTGTTCCAGATGTTGGGATCGAGCTGGAAGAACGACTGCCATTCTGCGGCGGGGATCTCGATACCGTCGGTGTCTCCGGTGACGGTGAAGCGGATGGCAACCGGGAGGTCCAAGTAGGATTCCTCACCGGAGAACGAGGTGTAGGAGGAGGTGACGAACGGACTGATGTTCACGATCTCCTGGCCGTCGGTGATGGAAACCGAGACGACTCCGAGGGTATCGTTCCACAGTGCCCCATCCCAGAGCATGGCGTAGCGACGAGCGGTGAACTTCTTGGCGAGAGCCAGAGTTGCCGCATCGGTGAACGAGAGCTTGTCGCAGGCTGCCTGAGCGATTTCGGAGATGTTCATGATCAGAACTCGATCAGCTCAAATTGGACCTTGGCGTTCTGTGTGGTGGTTCCGTCGTTGTTGAACCAAGAAGATGTGGAATCATTCTTTGCGATCTGAAGCACATTCCCAAAGGACTGAGCCTGTGATGACCCAACCCAGATCTTGAATGTGTGTGTTGCTGAAGTTGAGGTGAATGTGCATTCAGCATTCACAACAACTTGATTGCTGCCGTCTACCTGTGCTCCGCCGACACCAATGACGGTTGATGCTCCGTCCACAATCCCAACGTAAACGATGGTTCCGTTTCCTACGTAAGCTGGAACGGAAACCTTGATGAGAGCTTTATTTCCGACTGCGCGAGGAGTCCAAGTGTACGTCCAGTCAGAAGTGGATCCGCTCTGCTGGAGAGTGACATATCCACCAGCCGAAAGATTGCTGGTCTGTGGAGTGGCAACTGGCTTAACGATCTGCTCCGAGTAAATGAACTTCGCCGCTCCAACGGAGGAGAAGGCCACCAGCTTGAGCTTGTTGGAATCCGCAGAATCCCGCAGCAGCACCGTGTCTGCGGCTATTGGCGTGGTCTTGGTTGCCAGATTGGTGAACGTCACGTTGGCCGACCCAACGGTCACAGTGTCGCCAGCAGCGTCACCAAGAGTAGTGTTTCCGTTAAACGTGCTCGGTCCCGAGACCGTGACGCTCGTGATCGTGGTGGGTCCGAGGGCAACACCTCCAATGGTTCCGATGGTTGCTGCGCCGGTACTGAGGAAGGTGCCTGAGTTCGTGATTCCCGCGACCGAGATTGCGGAAGTGAACGTGGTCGTCGAGTTGAACGTGACGCCGCCGTTGAAGACCGCTGCGTTCCCGACCGTGAGACCTCCCGCGAACGTGCTGGATGCGCCGGCATTGGATTGAACGATGTTGCCGTAGACGGACAGGTTTCCGCCAGACGTGCTGATGTTGCCCGATGCTGTGACCGTGGACGAGAACACCGCTGCCCCGGTGACATTCAGCGTGGTTGAAAGGGTGGTCGCTCCAGCCACCGAGAACGTGCCGCCAACAGCAGTGTTCCCGCTCGCCGCAACGACCGTGAACTTGTTGGTGTTGACCGTGATGTTGCCATCGAGGACGACGTTGCCGGCCACATCCAAGGTGCCGGTGAACGCGGCAGCAGTGGTGGAGAGCTTGAGCGAGCTGTCGTTGCCGCCGCCATCGCAGATCGTCTTCAGCGATGAGTTGATGATTGCCGTATCGGTGGTCTTGAGGAGACCCGTGTACGTTGACGAAACCGTTGAACCTGTGAGCGGCGTACCCATATCAGTCTTTTGGGAGTGCATACCATCCGGCGGGGATGGTCACGCGGTTTTGGCTGCGGACGAGATTGCCGTCCTTGGTTTTGACGAAGACTCGAGCCTTGACGGGCTCGGCCAGCAGGACGGGTTCGCCTTCAGGAACGAGGATCACCCGGCTGGCGCATCCGCTCATGGCGATCAATGCGCTCGCGCAGATCACGCTTAAGATCGTCCTGGGGCTGTGCGAATTGGCCATGGGTATCCTTTCCGGCGAGTTCCTCAAGCCACTTGAGGATTGCGGTAACGATTTGACCGATGACGTTCACTTCTCGGGAGTAGCGTCCTTGGCGGCGATGAGGCCGATGCCAGCGGTGACGGCGGCGATGACGGCGGCAATATCGACGTTGGTGGAGGGATCGTTGTCGAAGAGTGCGCGGAGTGCTCCGCCGACTGCGACGAGGATGGCTCCGATACCGGCGATGGTGGTCTTTGTATTCTTCATGATTTGTCCCAGTTCCTGATGTGTTTGATGAGAATGATGATGCCGATGACGAGGCCGACCAGCAGAGAGGCGAACCGGAGGTACGGACTGATGGCGTCGATGAAAGAGATCGCGACGGATCCCGAGGTTGCGCTGGTGGCGATAATGCCGTCTCTGATGTCGTTAGTATTCATCGGCTAGAGAGTGTGAATGCGCCAGACGCGACCCATCATTTGGAGGATTCGACGATCCATTGGGACTCCGGTGGTTTGACCTATTGCAATCATTGCAATGTCACCGGTCCAGTATTGGGTGACTGCTGGATACGGACCTCTCCCAACGTAGTCAGCATTGTAGCTGGATGAGCTATCCACCTTTTGTGACTGAACCGTTGTGTTTACGGTTGGAGTGAGCTTGGTATCCAACTCTCGCTTTATGCACATTGCATATGGACCTGCGGTAACAAGTGGGGAGTTTGCATCAATGTCGTTCCACGTTGTTCCGTTTCCTGCAATGGAGAATATGCCAGATGTAAGCGGCGGAGTTTGCGATAGATAACCGCAAGCGAAATAAACGTCATTAGCTGACGAAATCATCCTTTGATAACCATTTGTAGTAGCATCAAGTGACGAGCAAATAAACATGCTTTGACCTGCTGCAAACGTCGGAGGGCTGGTCATGTTGTCGATCAACCCCATTGATGACTCAAAGAATTTTACAGAAGCCTGGCCATTGATGTTGTACGGCTGCGGAGACAGTGACAGCAGCATGTCATACAATTTGTACGTTGTGCCAACCCTTGCTGCCACTTCGCTGACGTAAGGATAGCCGGTCAACACCATGCCGAACCGTGCGTCAACAACGGCGTGACACCCAGCAGTTGCCGGATTGAAATGGCGTTGGCGTCGGCGTCCCATAAATCACCAGTAGATCCGCAGGCCAATGAGGCGGGCGTCCGCATTCAGCGTGTCCGACCCGTTCCCGGTCTTGCGGGCAATCTTCAGAACCAGAATGCGCGAGGCGGCAGCGGTTCCTCCAGCGGTAATTGCCGAGGTCGTCGGAGATTCGTGCAGGTCGCTGGCAGCCAGCAGAGTGTCGGTGGACGTGACCTCGGTTCCGAACGCGGAGTCGATGGCGTCATCGTTGGCCAAGAACCTGCCAGAGATTCCCCAGACCACTCCGCCGGAACCGGAATCAGCGGTCCACGTAACGGACGCCGTGAAGGTGGTCCCGGTCCATCCAGTGGGAGTGCGGATCAGCACCGTGGCCGACTCTTCGGTGGTCTGGTCGAAGTCCACGGTGTCGTAGCCGATCTTGTTGGTGCTGGTCTCCGAGGTGTTGGAGGACGGCCCGTTGGTGATGGCCGGGATGATGTCGGCTGCCCACACGTCGTAGGAGTTGGAGCCGCCTCCGCCGCCGCCACCGGCAGCCAACAGCGTAGCCACCGACACCTTGCAGGTGGTTGACGTGCTGGCATCGACAATCGGCAGGACATCGTTTGCCGTGTCGATTGCCGGGATGGATGTGAGTGAGGAGATTTTCGGCATGATCAGGCCCAGGCGGTTTGCGGAGCGTTTTCAGGACGTGGGCCTTGCTCCGAGGTCCACACGATAAATTGGTCTGCGCCAGTTGGAACGTCGAGGTTTGCAGCGTCCCGGAAGAGTACCCAGTGCTTTCCGTCGGACTCAAAGATTGGGTTGTCGTCTTGGCCGGTGCCGATCTGGTGGATCCACGGTCCGAGGATGGCCAGTGCGTAGGTGTGTGTTGCGAGTGTGGTGACGGGGTTGCCGTCCTCGTCGAAAGAGACGAATCCATTATCCAGCCCGAACTGGACTGCCTGCTCCTGGGTATCGAATTTGAGCAGGTAATCGATCATGGCGTGGAGAGGGCTTGGAGTTGGGCGTTGGTCTTGATGGTGTTGTAGTACTGGATGGCGTAGATGTGGCCGTTGGTAAACAATCCGTTGGTGCGATTTCCAATGGTAGCCTGCGTAACGGTTGGAACAGCCAATGTTGTATTGGTGACGACAGTTGTGCCATTGCAGCAGAATGCGTAGTCGTTGAGCTTGTATCTGGCCGCGTGACCGATTCTGGTATTGATTGCTCCAACGGTAGCCGAATCAAGATTTGCTCCAGCACCTCCAATAGAGGCTCCGAATCGTTCCACAACACCACTGAACTGAAGTACCAACCTTTCGTTGGCAGTTCCGTTATCAATGCAGAAGTGGGTTTCCGAAGCGGTGCCTGCACGGTCGTACTTGCAGACCATCGTGCCTTCTGTGGCGTTGTAGAACCCCGTAAACGCCGCCCCGGTGATGGAGCACACGTCGGCGGAGCGGATGAGTGAGCCAGTGGTCGTCGGGATGTAGGACGTGGCGAAGGCACCGGCTTCGAACTGGGCTCCCCAGACGAATACGTCGGAGGTAGTTTGGCCGGTGTATGTGGGAACTGAGGCGGAGACATTGGCGTTGTTTGTAAACGCAAGAACCAATGTTCCCCACGCAGCAGTAGCTGTTGCTGTTCCAGTTATTGAAATCCTGTACCATCCATTTTGGTATGCTGTTACTGAAGTTGATGGAGACCCAGTCGTATTCCCAAACAACCCTGTGCTTACGTTGAAAGCGGCTCTAACAGTACCAAAACCTCCAGTCAAAAAGCCAAGCTGAATCCAATCTGGAGCCGTTGCACCTGTTCCCTTTTTAACGAAAACAGATGCGGTGTATGCGGTTCCAGTCGTTACTCCAGCAGGACTTCCTTGAAATACGCTGTGTTGTGCGCTTGTAGCTGTCTCCGAAATCAAGTCTGCGGTAGTTGCTCCATCTGGAGCAATGGAACTGTTGTCGGTAACAGTAAGCGCCCCTTTGCTCCATGACGCGTTTCCAAACTCCTCGCTTCTGCTTTGTGAATTCGTCCTCTGCTCCTCAATCAGCAACCCACGGCACAGACGAGTAACCGGGTCGAAGTCGATGCGCGGCACGTTTGTAGCCGCCGTCTGGATCAATCCATCGCTGCCAACAAAGGTCCGCGCCGTGCTCGTAAGGTTCGTGAACGTCGGCAGCGGACCAATGTTGGCCACATACGCCTGTCGAGCAGCGAATTGCAGGTCAAGCGTCAGCGCGGGATCGTATGGAGTCACCAACCCCTTCTGCGCGTTGAGCCTAAGACTGGTCGAGAGGCGCATGGCTTAGAACGTGATCTTGCCCTTGTACGCAATCACGGTCCCGCTGGTGAGCTGGAAGCTGTCGATGCTGCCAACGATCACCATGCCAGCGGGGATGGTGGTAGCGGTCCAGGTTCCACTCACCCCCTCTCCGGTAATGGACGTGAACACTGCGTTGGAAACCACCTGCAACGCGCAGAACGGCCCGCTCTGAAGCGTGGTCGCAGTAACCAACTGAAACCCGGATGTACCCATCCCGAGTTCGATGGCCATGTTTGATACGTCGCTCATATGTCCCAGATCTTCCTGATTTGATTCTTCGTGAAAGTGCTTTCGAACCGGCTTCCCTGCCGGTCTTCCATCCTGCTGAACCCCTGCTTCACCTTGTCCTTCAGTTCAGCTTCCCTGGCAAAGCCGGTGGCAGCGAACCTCGCAATGGGTTGACGCTGCCACCGCTTCCCCTCAACAACGATGGATTCAGTTCCCATCGGAGCGATTTGCTCGATGGACTTTCCGCCGTTTTCAAAGGTGTAGATGGGCATGTCAGGACTCCATCTCGCTGTCGTACTTCTCGACCATCTTCCGCATGGACTTCTCGTCCTCGGGCATCTCGGTCTTCTCGGTATCCTTGTTCTTGTACTCGGCGGACATGCCACCGACCGACAGGATCTCCACGTGGGCTTCACCCTCTTCGATCTTCTTCACGCGAGCCTTGACCTCGGGAAGCGTGACCTCATCACCGATCTCGGGAGCAACATTGCTGTTGTCCTCTGCATCGGTCGAGAGAGCCTCGACAGGAATAGAAATCATGGCGCGATCTTCGTCGGACCCGTTTTCCCCGCAAGCGGAATGGGAAAAGGGGACACCGCCTTGGCGATGCCCCCTCGGTCCAACGGCAATCACCATGATGGTGGCCGTTTTCTTCATGGCTTTACAGCGTGGTTGCGGTCTTCGTGCGGTGGACCAAGTACCAGACCGGATTGCCGGTGGATGCCGTGTTACCGGCGGCGAGACGCAGCGTGGCGAAGTACAGCTTCACGCCGACAGTGACCAACTGGTTGAGCGGGTCGCTCTTGTCGGGCGTGTCGGTGATGACAATCTTCGGGGAGAGCGGATCGTCGCCCGTGAGGTGGGGGATACCGAACGACTCGTTGCCGAAGAAGAACGAGGTGATGATGTCCTTGGTTGCCACCAAGCCGCCGCCATTCGGACTGGTCGTGTTGATGAACTCGTCAGTGTCAACAGCGGATCCCTTGCTGACGAACGAGTTGGTCTGGGTGACAACGCGGCAGCCGTAGATGGAGCCGACTTCGCCCTTGTAGAAGGGTTGACCCTTGTTGCCGTAGTTGGAGGCGTTGAGCCAGTCGCTGTCGCGCATCAGGTCGCGGGCCACGCGAGGATCGGTCGCGAGGACGTAGCTGCCGTTGATGAGCGGGGCACGATTGCGCTTCAGGCGGGTCATGGAGTCGAGGACCGCCGACGCACTCATCGTGGTGTCAATAAGGGTGGCTGCGGTATTCAGACCGGAGAAGGTCTGGTTCGTGAGAGTGGCCGGGTTGCCGTACACCTTGATACCACCGGAACCGGCAGCGGTGTTACAAGCGTCCGAGTTGCTGAACGATGGTCCAGCAGCTTCAGGCCCGGTTCCCATGACCCCGGAAGAGACGGAGAGGTTGGAGCCGATCAGCGTGTTGCGGATGACGGAGTCAACCCACAGGGCCATGTCGAGACCGGAGGTCTTGGTGGCCTGCTGGAGCGAGTTGAACAGGTCCGTGGCCCGCAGGATGTCGGTGAGGCCGATGACCTGGCCGTACTGCGCGAGACCCTTCTCCAGCTTGTTGAGCGAGAGAGCCCGGTAGCTTCCCGACGCGATAGCGGTGCCTTCCGTGCTGATCGTCTGGACATCGGCAATGCTCGGAGCCCCGAAGCGGAACATCGTGATGGCCTTGTTGCCGTTGTTCTTCGGGATCGTGGCCTTCATCGAGAACTGATCGAGGATCGTCTCCTGCTGGACGATGCTCAACAGCTCCTTGCTGAAGTAGTTCTGGAACTGATTCGTGAGCGTGGTCGAGGTAGTAACTGGCATGGTATGCTCTTTCTTTTCAATCAGGCTTCACGGTCAAACTCTCGCGCAGCCTTCATCAGGCGATCCCGCTGCTCCTTGAGCGGCATCTTGGCAAAGTCTGTTTCCTCTGCCTTCAGCGGTTGGGTGGCCGTTCCCTTCCCGATTGCTGTTTTCTTCTGGAGCTTGTCCAACTGTTCCTTGAGCGATTTGTTCTCCGCTTCCAGCGACTGAGACATGCCGGCAGCTTTCTGGAGCTTCACGATCTCGACGGCGTGGGCCAGTCCATCGGGTGCTGCCCG